TAGTTCTAGCTTGATTCTGAATATATTCTAACACATTTTTGGTGCGTTGTAAATCTTTTTTTACACTAATTTTTCAAGGGAAGGACGAATATCATCAATTTCTGACAGTAAAAGCCGTGCATATTCCGCATCGGTCTCCGAAAAATCACTTACTTCGTGGGTAATTAGCGACCCATGTAAATCCTGTAAAAAGAAAAAGGCATCTTTAACATAATGCCCTTGATTCATTCTACGAGCGCTTTTGTTTTCAGTTAAAGTATTGCGTCTAATCAACTCAAGCTCTAAATTTTCTAAATATTCTGACGTTTCTTCAAGAGCTATGATGATTTCCTGATCGTTTAATTGCTCTGCAGTTTCTGTGTTATACATTGTTTTTTTTTGTGATTTTTTTTATACTCCCACCTAGCCTCTCCTTTTCGGGTTGTAGGCGTGAAGATTTTGACGCCTCGTTAATTGCTAGGAGCAGGCCCGAGCAGGAGTTGAACCTGCATTCCTTCTATAGACGCTCCGGAGCGCACACTACAGCAAAGTGCACTTTACTGATTTGTGTTTTATAAAGAAGGTCTTACCTGTTAGATGATCGGGCCGTATTTTAGGGTCTTTCTCTGAGGGCACCCTTACTCCCACAATAGTTCATTATTTAACGTCTTATCCTATCGCTTAACCGTGTTTATACTCACTTGACGCACCATCATTAGGTGAAAAATTTTAATCCGTTGCAATACTTTCAACTTGGTTAATATGAAAACCGTTAATTGATCCCATGAATTCAAGTTGAAAGTATCCATTCGCGTCCAATCGCCTGATAACACCTTCTGCAGAGAAGACCTCACCGATGGTTGGTGTAAGTGCGATAAACACATGCTCGCCTGATTCAACGTAGTTTTTAATCATTATTTCTTTAGTCATATGGTAGTTCTAGCTTGATTCTGAATATATTCTAACACATTTTTTGCGCTGTGTAAAGCTTTTTTTTCACTAAAAACCGCAATTTTTTAATCTGTATTACAGATTTTAGTATTCATCTCAACATATATTCCATCAGAAGAATTGGATGCTTTCACAAAGCATTCTCTCTCTATGTCTGGACTTTCTTCGTATGCTGCATAAAGAGCAACATAATCACTCCACTGAGACCAGGTATAACGTTCACCTTTGACGTAGTAATACTCATCACTTTCTATCGTTAAAGCAGGCGCGTTGAGGTTGTGCTTTTTACCGTTCTTTGTATAGAGTGAATAGTTTTCGCCTCTTTGCACTCTATAGATGTTTCTATCTTCTTTCATATTAGAGGTAAGTGACTGGAACAACTGCGAAGTAGTTGCCTTCTCGCTGGTGTGCCCATTCGAGTTGATCTTCAGATAAGACCTCCCATCCTTTAACATTAAGCACCTTTAAAGCCTTGTGAAGCTTCTCCATTTTATGTGATACCGCTACCACGCTCTCACTATGATCCACTCCATAGTGCTTAATCAACTTGTAACATTTACTCATATCTTCTTTCATAATATATTGGTGTTTAAAGTGTTAGGCAATTTCTACACCCATGAGGTTAAGCTCATCAGCGATATCGTCTTCGTTAGGTGCGATTGGCTCGTAACCGTAGCATTTACCTTTAGGTTGTGAAACAGAATCAATGATTGATTCTTCTTCAAGAATTCGATCAAACATGGCATTAATCTGCTTTACAGAGTCATTTTTAGTTAACTTTTCTGTAAATTTTTCAGCATTTGTCTTTGGCATATTCGCTGCCAACACTTTTACGGCCGGAGTGTCTTTGATCACCTTTACTTGTTTTCCACCCCAAATGATATTTTTTGCGATGTCGAGCATTTTGTCTACATTGTATGTACCGCGTTCACTACCCTTTGATACTGGTTTAAGAAGTGGCCAAGTGTCCTTTCCCTCAAAACCATTATTAATTGCCAAAGCAATAATTTCTTTGCGTGGAACATCCCCTTTGAAAGAGGATGAAATGAGATTGCGGATAAGGCTGATGTTTTTGATGCGGCTTGATTTCATAGTTTCTAGCTTGATTATGTATATATTCTAGCTTATTTTCACAGAAATGTAAATAGCCTTTTTAATCTTTTTTTCACTTTTTTCCGCAAATCTGCATAACTTGTTGATTACCAATCAGTTGTGCCAGAAACTTTTTTTCACGTTTTTTCGTCGATTTTCGTCGATTTGCCCAAAATCGTCATAAGCTATTGATTATCAACTCTTTATGATTAACTGATTGGTAATCAGCAAGTTAGAGACGGCCGTGCAAGTTTTCAAGATAACCGATTGATTACCAATCAGTTATGACGATTTAAAAGGGTTTTTCCTCTTTAATGTACTTCGTACAATTTTTATTGCCTTTTTCGTCGTATTCAAACCACCATTCTTCAGTATATCCAAATCTTCGGACAATTCTGTATGTGATGCGACCTAAGTCGTCTAAGTGAAAATTTTCAAACATAATTTACCAGTGTCTAATTGTATTCGCGATGATAAAACCGCATGTTGTGATATGTACAAACCACCAAAAGGTTCTAATGAAAGCAGCGATGTCAGCTTCTCGCGCGTCTGCACTTACTTTTTCTCCCATAGTTTTACACCATATTCTCCATAATTTGTTCATTTAACCAAGCTCTTTTGAGATTACAGTATGGATTTCTCTTCGGATAAGAACAATAGGATCAGAGTAAAAGTTAGAATCTTGTATCGCCTTCTTATTGTATTTCCAATATTTTAGAGCTGCAGCTTCCTCGTTAAATTCAGGAGTATTAGCAATTTGCTCGTAGCTAAAACTCCGGTTTTTTGCTATTAAGTGAACTTGCTTAAATGATTTCATTTTTTAAAACTCGAGCTTAATAGCTCGTGATGTACCGGCTAAGCCGAGGTATACGCTTTTGTCTTTAACTAATGCGGCTGTTGAATATCCAGTTCCGAGACTCATGATTCCTGACCCTTCTTTTACTGTTGGTTTACTGTCCATAAATTCATATTCATAATCTTTCCACTGAATTTCATTTGTGTACGGATTAATTCTAAAGCACTTTGTGTCGGCCCAAAACGCGCTATAAACCCAGCCATCAGGACCTAAAAAGCCGTGGAAGTTTTTGTTCTTATTTGCAACCTTCAGATAATCTGCCGGAAGGTCAACTTCTTCATATGTGTCGTCAACACAGTTGATAATCAAAATCTTTTTCCCTTGGCGAGGTAAACAAAAAACCTTATCAACATCTTCTACGTAAATTGCACCGATGTATTTGTGAGTCCATCCGAAAACACCAGAAGTAGCGGCAGGACCTTCAAGGTATCTGAAAACACCATTTTTATCAATCTTAGCAACACTAGAACCTAGAACTTGAGGCATGTAAATCTCTCCCTTTTTATCAGTAGCTGCACCCCAAATATGGTTGCAACCACCGATCCCGCTGCGTTTGGGTTTTTCAGGAGTAAATGAACCTGTCTGTCCGGTTTTAGTGTCGTAAGTAAATATATTTAATGTTCTAGTATAGGATGGCATATAAATGACACCATTGCTTCCTTCAGCACCAGAGCGAACTTGAGGTGTTGACGTGAACTTTTTTTCAAGTGTTAGTTTACCAGTCCGCCGTTCTAATTTTGCAATAGAAGAAGAATACGCAGGCATAAAATACGTGTTTCCATCTGAAGCTTCTACTGTTCCAATAAAGCCTTTATGACCTGGCATCTCACGAATAATTTTGTCTAAAAGCGTATCAGTTTTAATATGCATGTCAGACTTATAACCAATTGAGTGAATAACGTTAGAGTCATCCAACGCCATTGTCCGAGTCTTCGTCAGATTTCCCACTATTTCCCCTGAGAGATATTTGAATTTTGGCCAAGATTTGGTTAAGCCACGAGAAAAAAAACCCTGGGTAGGTTTTTCAACGGGTTTTGGCGTTTCTTTTGGTAAATCGGTTTTTAACGCTTCTAATTCTTGAATAGAATCTTGAAGGTTGTCGACTATTTTGTTGATCTGATCTATCGCTTTCATTTAATTTATTTATATTTTTTTTAAGTAGGGGTGGAGGGAATCGAACCCACACTCAATCGATTATGAGTCGACTGCTTTCACCGTTAAGCTACACCCCCATCTTTTAAAGTCCACTATCGAACATTAGTTCAACAAGAGAATGTAACACATCTCCGGAGAGGGCAATCGCGATTAATATTAGGGCAATCACGAGCAATACTTTCATAAACTTTTCTGTATTCATGTAGATTTTGGTTTGTTATGTCTATATTATAATATAAAACAAATAAAATGTAAATAACTTTTTTAACAGTCGGCGATATGCTCACAAATTTCTTTCCAGTTGTTGACTCTAGTAACATCATCATGCACAACGCCCATTTCATTATATGGATGGTTTATCAAAAACGACCTTAAACCCATTTGAGCTCCTAGATTTGCGTTTTCTAATTTATCTTCAACCCATACAAAACCAGATCCTTCATACCTTTTAAGAGCTTCAGTTTTATCTGCACCGCAAGGTAAGCAATGAATCCTTTCAAAAACAGTTTCTCCAAACACCCTATTAAGATTATGTTCGCGAAGTTTTACTGCGTACGGATCAATTCCGATAGATGTAATACAGTGGAAAACTGCACCTTGCTCCTCATGAAGCTTTCGAACATATTTAATTGCGTCTTTTAAAGGAGGTAAGTACCCAATTGCAGCAGATTCGCAAAACACTTCTACAAGATCTGCGGCGTGCTTTTGGCTAATACCATATTGTTCTGATACATTGTATGAAACTGCGCAAGGCTTATAGCCTTTCCTCTTCATCCACCATTCAAATGAATGTACCCATGAAAGAAGGACACCATCGCAATCCGTTAAAATAATCATACCAATTTATTGACTATAGTAATAGTCAATTTCTTTTCTTAACTTATCTTCCCAATCGCCAACAGACTGTTCAAACACAATTGGTTTAGGATCACCGTCTACTACCATAATTGTGATTAGTTTTTTAATATCAATGCCGGTGTGTTCTTTAAACATAATTGCATAAGCGCACTCTTGCATAAAATACGTACTAATCTCTTTTTCTGCTTTTACTCTACCAGAAGTTTTAAAATCAATAATGGCTGGTTCACCATCAAATTCACCAATACAATCAACCCGGCCGGCAATCTTTAAATCGTCAGAGTAAAGCGTGCATTCTTGCATATACACTTTACCAATTCGGTCATCAATAACATTTTTAAGAGTCTTCCACCCAAACTGTATATGAGGCATTTTGTCATTATCAGATCGGATAAAATCTTCTTCGTTATTAATATAGCGTTCAGCAATATTGTGAACAGCGGTTCCTCGTGTTGTAGCATGGCGTGTAATACGATTCGCTTCCTCTTCACCAATCGACTTTCGCCATTTAGCCCATTTCCACCGATCGCGATATCCTAATACAGTAGTCACTGAAGGATATTTGCTTCCGCCTGGTGTAGTATATACCCGGCCGCTTTTTTCAGTTTTGGCCGAGAGCTCTTCGTATTTAAGCTGAATATCAGCGTGTTCAAATGTCTTGTTCATTATTTAGGGATGTTGATTGTGTTATCTTCAATCATTTTTTCTTTCGTCATAAGATAGTCGCGGACCATTCCTGACCTCACGCAATCTTTCCAAGTAAATTCGATCTTTTTAAAGTGCTTTAGAGATTCAATAATTTTTAAAAACTCGCCAATGCCTTCTTTTTCTTTCCTATTTGTAAAATCCGACTGGTAATAATCACCGGAGAAAATCACCCGAGAGCCTTTACCAATCCTTGTGATTATAGAATCTAATTCGTGGAAGTTACAATTTTGAAATTCGTCAACTACTACGATTGCGTCCTTTAAAGTTATTCCTCGAATGTAAGATGTTGTGAGAAATTCAATCGTTCCATTTTTGAGAAACGAGGTAAAAAGTGTGGGGTTGTTTTTAAAGATCTCACTAATAACACCAATGTAAGGTGTTAAATATGCTGCTTCTTTTTCTTCCTGTGTTCCTGGCAAAAACCCAATATCACGTGTTGGTACAACAGATCTTAAGATGACTAATCGTTTCTTACGATTTTTGATAAGCTCTTGAAGAGCTAGATATAACGCTATAAATGTTTTGCCGGATCCAGCAGCTCCTGACAAAATTAGGTTTCTACCTTTCTCCCATTGTTCATAGGCTTCAATTTGAGAATCAGTGATAGGTTTAATATCACGCATATTATTTGAATACTCAGATAGCATGTCTACCTGAGGAACAATAATATTATCGTTCTTTTTAGTACTTTTTCTAGGCACGGATTATCTATTGTAGATTTGTTGAAAAACATCAAATGCGAATTTGTCTGCAGAGGTAGCCTTTCGCACGGTCTCCACTGTTTTCCACGAATGACTCGTATAATAAGTTTTAGTGTTTTTTACTAACTTATCTTCAATGAAATAATCACGATTCCAATTAAGCAACTTTTCTAAAAAGGTAGCTGTAACGTTTCTTTGTTGATCGTCGTCAAGTGTGACTTCGACTGGTAATGTTTGCTGTGTTGTAATTTTCATGTTAGTAGTGCTCAATTGTGTTATCTTTTCCTGATGCTTTTTTAATTCCTTTTAAAACATCATTCCATCCAGTTCCTGCTCTGCGTATTGGTGAAATCGCTCCTTCGAAGTTTAGACCTGGAGCAGTGATGGCCATTTTAACAACACCATCTTCGCAACATGGAGATTGTTTTCCTACAGGGAGGTTGCGATCTTTCATAGGATGAACTTCGTCCCATCTGTTTTTGCATTTATCGCAAATGTATTCGTATGTCATAATTATTTAAACCAGTTTGGTGTTTCGCGGTTTGTCCACACCATTTTGAATCTGTCTTGTTTTGTTTTATAAAATGCTCGATATGATTTGACAGGATCATCAAACATACATTCGGGGTTTGATTTCATAGCTAATGGAAATTTTGTTTTTTTAGAATCACCAATGTTTGCCGGACCCCAGTAAAGTTCATCGCGGAGTAATCCATCGGTCTTATGAACTCTACCATATCTGTACTTATACTCGTCGCAAAGAGCATTGAATAACTTCCAATGCCACCGATAGTTTTGAATGGTTTTCATTGTCCATACTGTACATGGGTGATATTTGTGAACTGCTTTGTAAAGAATATTTTCGCGCTCGTCAGGCAAAACATAATACTGCTGCATAGTTTTACCTGAACTTGATGGTCGACGTTCTGGTTTTCCATCGCACATACGATGAGCAGTTGATAACATTTGAGCAGACTCAATAATCATTTTTACGACATGTTTGTCGCAGTGCTGTTGAGCTGCGGTTGTAGGGTTATTATCTAGAACAAATACATTCATTATGTAGATATACTAACACATTATAAGCTTATTGTACACTACAAAATCTCAGGAAAACACGCTTCTACAAGACTTTTTGTCATTTTAGAGTATGCTTTATTCTGTAACGTTGTGATAGTACCATCCTTTGCTGCACAGAGAATATGAGCGTCTTTTTCGCACAATTGTTCAAGAATACCAATAAAGATCTTTTCCTTTCTTACACGTGGCACATCATTATCTTTAACACAAACTCCAATAGAACTAAAAGCATTTACTAAAGGAGCAGGCTCCCGGCCTTCTGGGCAAATTTCAAAGGGTGGGCGGCCGTAAGGAAGATCTAATTCTATCTCGTCATTGTAGCAAAGCTGCAATACACTTTTTACTTGTTTAAACGCGTTTTCTTTTAAGTACACAATACGATCATCACGAGTTTCTAATTTGCACGTTTCTTCGAATATTTCATAAATATATTTTTGCATAATAATAATTAGGTTGTTGGGAAAAAGTCTGCCACTGAACTGATCAACATATTACAACGTTTTTCAATAAGGTAAGGCAGAACATTTCCTTTATCTTTGTTTGTCTGTAGATTATATTTATCGTTGATATCTTGTACAATATCTTCAGGAATACAGTCTAAATCGATGACAGATTTATTGCGGCAGTAGTTGCGGTATGTTTCTTGACCCATCATATCCATTAGTTCAGAATCATTTTTAGCAGTATACCACTCTTGAATTTTTTTGGCTCGCATTGGTTTTTGACGAATTCCTTCTGTAAAGGTATCGTCTACGCTTAAAACATTTGGAACACCGTCGCTACTGTCACCACGACACACGTGATCGAACTTATAAAATGCGGCATCATCTACTTTCGCGAAGTCACGCTTCATTGGGCTAAACTGCTTAACGTTAGAATAACGCTGAAGTTGTAAGAAATCTTTATCAGAAGAGACAATCATAACAGGCTCTGATTTGCCAAACTCTTGTGTTGATTCAACTAGTGCTGCGATGACGTCATCAGCCTCAGCTCGCTCAGCTGTCACTACAGGATAGTGTGTGCGGTCTTTGATTTCGTCTCGTACACCATTAATTAGCGTAAAGAAATGGCCCCAATCTAATGGTGATGCATCCCTGTTAGTTTTACGCTTCGCTTTATATTGCGGATATGTTTCTTTACGCCATGACGAGCTGTCACACGCAATTACCATTTGACCATATTCTTTTCTAAACTTAAGATTGTATCGTCTAAGTGAATTGAGAATCATGTGTCTAATAAGACTTTCTTGAATTTCTTCAGGCCGGTCTTGTGAAAAAATGGACGCGATGGCTATTCCGCTGTAATCTACAATAATCATAATATTTTTGGTATGATAGTATTATATCACAAAAATCAACAATTGTAAATACTATTTTTTCTTTAATACGTGATTTCTATGGATTTTGCCACCAATAAAGGAATTGTAGTACTCTTCTGGCTTAAAAAGCACTTCTCTATCGATCTGCTCTTTCATTTCAAAGTAAGTCATTTGGCCTGGAGAAACACACAATTTTAGTATGGTTCTTTCAAATCTGTTAGGCCCAAACTCCTCTACAAGTGTTTTTACTTCTGCGTTGGAACCATAATATTTTTGCCAATCCGACTCCTTTACAGATCTCCTTTTATTTTTTCGGCCTTTAAGAGGTGGTCTTGTGACTTTCGACCAAAACTTTTTCTTACCAATATACTTCATTTTATTATGAGTATCGGTAACTTCATACACAAATCCATGGTATGATTCGATCATATCAGAGGTAAATTCCTCTCCATTAAACATCCACATAAAATTATTTATGTGCGAACTCTTTAAAGGATAAGAGCTTTCGCGAAGAAATAATTTCGAAAAAGGTTTTTGCTTCAGGACCACTTAAGCGGTTATAATCAAAGGAAACTGAAGAGTATATTGGTCGATAGTGAAGTGTTCTTTCCTTTGGCACAATCAACAATTGTCCAGTTGTCGCCATCTCACCTTTTTTAATATTGCCTGTTCTCATTGGATTCATGAAAACGTCTTTATCAGGACATTTTGCGATTTGATCAATGAGTTCTCCTGGCTCTGAAATATCAGCAGATGCAAACTTTCTTGCATATTCTAAACGTTTTTCGCTACTTTCACGGGCTTTAACTAAACGCTCATCGGTTGGGTTTTTATGGTACCCAAGTTCTTTCATTATAATACCGTGGTTTGTTCTACACGAACACGCTTCTTCCTTTGAAATTTTGTTAATAGCGTATTTGTACTCTCTTGGATTTTCTGAAGTAGCGTCGTCTTTTTTTACAGTAAATCCTCCTTCAAGAATATAGCAATCATTTTCGTTAAAGACATATGTAGCACCGGCCAATTTAAGATCAACAAGAAGCTCTAAAGCTTCCTTAGGTGTTTTAGCCAAAAGAGCTTTTCTAATCGCTCTTCCGTCAGGAGAATAATAACCAATATTGTCTCGCTTATTTTTTCTTTTTAAAATGATTTTATCGCCTTCTTTTTCATCGCTTTTTACGGAAAAGGATGCAGATATAATTGCTAGGCCGTGCTCGTTAACACCTTCGCTCCACCTACTTAGTTTGTCATCGATATACAACCGCTGTACTCTGTGGCGATTAGACTGTGTTATGACTACATCTGTTTTGTAATTACGGTCTCGGTTTTTTGCACCGATCCAGCCATAACCATCCATATATTTTACCGCTACTACACACATAGTTAATTCTATTTATACAAAATTACTCTTCAATCCACGATTCATCAGCAATTCTTTTTTCCTTTAATTCATCAAAGGATTTTTCTTTTTTTCCGCCGTCATATATCCACGCATAACCTTTTTCTACCATCACTTCATTTAAAGAAATGCTAAATTCATCGGTGTATAACCAACCTAAAATCCGGCCGTATTTTCCTTCCTTTTCAGTTCTAATAACAACGTTATCGCAATATTCGATATGCTCTTTGAGCCAAGACTTTGCTTCTAATCCCAGCTTCTTTTCATAAAGATCTCGTGTGCGCGATTCAGGTGCATCAATTCCGGCAATCCGAACGCGTTCTTTTTTAGTTAAACCAAATCCTAGGTCGATAATAACATCAACAGTGTCTCCGTCAACCACCTTCGCGATTTGTTTAATTTTATATGTGTACATTAGTCTTCTTCAAATAAATCTTCTTCCACGCAAATGCGGCTTGATCCACAAAATGGACAATAATCAGGAACCACTGGATTTCCGTAATCGTCTTCTAAATCGTCGTTCCACATAATATAATATTCTGCGGAGCAACTTCGGCAAGTAACTTGTTCTTTTGTCATGATTCACACGTGGTGCATTCGTTTAGAGAGCGTGCAAGCTCTTGAGCAGGGTTTGCACTGCGCTGATAGTATAACGATTTAATACCATTCTCCCATGCCCACACAAGCAGTTCATTGACTTCTTTAGGTTTTGTTGAGGGTGGAACCATCATGTTAATAGACTGCCCTTGATCAATGTATTTTTGTCGTTGTGCTGCTTGAATAAGAATTTCTTTCTGAGATATTTCACCGAAGTTTTTAAATACTTCTTTTTCGTGGTCAGAGAGAAATTTCAAATGCTGTACAGAACCACCTTTTTGTAATATGCTTCTCCAAGTAGCATTATCGTTTTTATCGTAGCTAATTAAAACCTTAGTAAGCTCTGGGTTTTTATAGGTAAACTTGCCTTTAGCAAGATCTTTTGTAAAGTAATTACTATTAAGAGGTTCAATCGAAGGACTAATTTGACCTAGAATAAACGAGCTGCTTGTGGTAGGAGCAATAGCTACTAAGCAACTATTGCGTAAACCATAACCTTCCATAAGAGATGGTACACCATATTCAATAGCCATTTCTTTAGAAGCTGCAATTGTCCTTTCTTGAATAGTCTTAAAAATAAGAGAGTTTTGTAACTTAGCTTCCATGGATTCAAAAGCAATACTTTCTTGCTGCAAATATGAATGCCATCCTAGTACGCCTATACCAAGAGCTCTTTGTGTCATAGCGAACTTGTGCGGTGATTCTAAATTTTTAACTCCACGAGTCTTATTAATAAACTCAGTCATAACAGCATCAAGAAACTGAGTCAATGTTTCAATAGCATCAGTTTCGACAATCTCTGACCACTTAGCAAGATTAAGGGAAGATAGATCGCATACAAATGATTCGTCTTCTTCCGCAGATAAAAAGATCTCAGTACATAAATTTGAAGCGTGAATACGTTTGCCTTTATCTTTGTAAACTTCCGGTGCAGTGTTATTAGCGTTATCAGAAAAGAATATGTAAGGATAACCAGACTCATAACGCTTCTTAATAACCTTACCCCATATAGATCTTTTCTTTTTGTCGCCTGCGACCATTTCTTTCATCCATTCGTCACTAATAGTAACACCAATGGAAAGATCTTGGATAGAATTTCCTTCACCTCTAATTCCTAAAAACTCTTCGATATCACCGTGGTCGATTGGCAAATAAGCCGCAAATGATCCTCGCCGTACGTTGCTTTGTGAAATGTAATTTGTTAAAGAATCAAATACTGTTAACTGGTGATGAACTCCGGTTGCACTCCCTCCGCTTGAGATTTCTGCACCTCTACAACGTACATCGCCAAAATATGCAGAAGTTCCTCCACCTACTTTAGACATCGTACCAACTTCTGCCATCTTACCAAGGATTTTCTCCATATCATCTGGAATGTATGATCCAAAACAAGATATGGGTAATCCTCGATCGCGGCCGAAGTTTGACCATATGGGAGAAGATAAGGAATAAAATCCTTTGTGCATATAATCAATAAACTTTTCTGCCCAAATATCATTACCAAGATATTCTTGGGCCTTATTTGCGATGTCAATAATGCGCTGTTCTGGATTTTCACCTGGAAGTAAGTAGCCTCTTTCAAGGAACTGCCGACTATCTTTATTTAACCAATAAATGTCATTCATAATATTATAATACCAAAATTTAAAAAAGGTCGTCCTCGTCAAAAGACTGGCTTTTCTTTGAATACTCAACAGGCCGTGAGTGGAAAAAATCAGTCATATTATTGCCAAGCAGCTCCTCATCGAACCACATTGTTGATTCCAGAATAGTCTCGTCCACTTCAAAAACTGGTTTAAAGCCAATTTGTTCTAAAGATGAGTTAATACGATTCTTAATAAATTCTTTAAGAATAGAAGCATTTAAACCAGGCTCATCCATTCCGTTAATCATCCAATCGACTATTTTGCTTTCGGCGGTAAATGCGTCTGCTGCTTCTCCTCTGATTCTTTCTTCGAGGTCTTTATCAAACAATTCGGGGCTTTCTTCACGGATCGTGTTAATGATTTTCATACCAACCAGAGCGTGAATATTTTCCTCGTTTCGTGTGTACTTAACTTGCTGATCAGTATCTTTAAGAACATTTTTATAACGAGCAAACCAGTTAATAACATAAAACTGAGAGAAAAGGGAAACGTTTTCTACAAACAGCGTAAACAGCGTAAGTGCATACAAATACTGTTTCTTAGAGCTCTTATAAAATTTGTGGGTATACTTACGTAAATAGGTTACGCGGCCTTGTATAAACTCAAGTTTGAGATTTTCTTCAAACACATCTTCCATATCAAGAACCGTCAAAAGTCTTTCATACGCGTTATTATGAATCACTTCAGTATTAGCCATTACATAGCCTAAGTCTTGAAGTGCTGGATGAGGAAGGTTCTCTCCTAGTTTAGCCCAAAAAGTCTTTACTGCGACTTCGATTTGGCCAACGGCTGAGAGTGTTCGGACAATAATTTCTCTTTGTTGATCGTCAAGTTCAGTTTTAAACTGTTGAACGTCAGATGTGAAAGAGAATTCTTTATCAGTCCAGAATCCATTATGCATGGATTCGATGAACTGTTCTGTCCATGGATATAGATTTGGTTTGCGGGATTGTTGTTCTTCGAATATAGACATAGCATTGGTGTGATGTTAAGTATTATACCACATCAGAGGAAATAAGTAAATTATATTTTTACTTATTTGAATGGTAAAGAGCACGCAATGCTCCATTCTCAGAATTACGCAGGACTATAACAGAGCTTTTATTTTTGTTATAATAACTTACGATATCTCTTTCATTTTCATTGATGAATTTGGACCACCGTTCATATTTGGTTCTACCAATCTGAAAGCGAGAAAAGGTTTCTGATGAAACATCAAAAACTCGATACTTTGTATTTCTAACAGTACCTAATGGTTTATCGGCTATTGCCACAGCGGTGGTGGTCGTTTCTTCTTTATTCATCTAGAGATATCTTCCTGTGTAATGTAAATGTTTTGTTTTGTTTTGCAATGATTTGCCTCAAATACCACATGACCCAATATTGAGCCATGCGGTTGAGATTCCGCTATTTCCACCATAGACCCTTTTAATGCTAAAATTTCTCCGGTCTTTGGTAATGCTATGTCACGGACAAGTGCATATTTTCCTTTTTCTATATTTCCGTCTTCAGTTAAATACCATTCATTTAATTCAGGTTTATATTCTGAAAGATCTACACCATTACTTTCTTTAAGAATCTTAATTAGTCTTTTATCGCTAATTTTTGTATGTTCCTTAATGAGATACAATGCCGCGGCGTAACGTGCTATTGTACTTTTGCCTAAAGGGATTTTTCCCAAAAGCCTTCGAATATTGAATACTAATTTATGAAAAATTGTATATGATGACTTTTCTTTAGGTGTTTCAGGCTTTTTAACCTTTACTCCTTGATCGTCTACAATGCCTTGTTTAAACGCGTCGGTTTTTATCCAAGGCATCGTCAAAAGACGAAGAAATCGTAGTGCGTAAAAAAAGTCTGGTCCTCTAAATAATCCCATAATTATATTTTTTTCAGTTTGTTAGCTATGTTCAAATCAATATTTATATCTTGATAAGTGTTCGGTTGTAAATAATTTAAAAATACTATGAATGTTTTTAGTGCTGGCCAAAGGTCTTCATCTATTTTGTGAAATAACATTCGAGTTGCTGCGTGAATTTCAAACACATTATAGATTAAAATTATATGATTCAGTATTAATTTTTCTTGTAATTTTCCGCTTTGGCGATATCTTCTAAGTAGTCTTACTACGTATTTAAATGCAGCCAAATCACCATAAAATTCGTCCATAGATAGACATCTTTTATTAGTGTAATATTTAGCAGCAAATGTTTTAAAGTTCTGGCTATTCAATTCGTCAAATAATAAATTACCCATACGGATTTATTTATCATTTTTTTCTACCCTTAAATGGGTTCATGTTACCTTTAATCTGGTTAGCGTCGCTTTTATCAATGTCACCTTTTTTTAAAGCCTTACTAATCTTTCCGCCGTGCCTTTTGTCTGCAAATTTTCCATATTTAAGCATCGGCTCAGCCATCATAGAAGCCCATTTGATTTTCGCATCAACAACCTTTTTCAAATCTGCATCAGAAAGGTTAGACAATTGCTTAACTAGATCTTTCCAATCTTTGCTATTTGGATCAATAGTTTTTAACGCATTGTATTTTTTAGCAAGTGCCGCAACATAATTATCAATCTTTGCTTCATTAACAGGAGGTTCATGACTCCACCCTAAGGATTTCAATCTTTCATGGTCTTCAGGCTTTTCGGCTCTTTCCTTTTCTCCTGTTTCTGGATCGTACATCCAGTGAGGTTTAAACTCATCGGATTGTGTTTTTGCTTCATCAACCTGAGACTCAGATTTTACTTTATCCTTTCAACCATTAGCTTCTTCAATATCGCTTTCAGCAATATCGCCCATTTTATCCTTAAGTTGGTCAACGCGTTCTTTATGGCCATCGATTTTGTCCTTAAGAGCTTCAGCACCTTTTGATCCCTTTTCGGCATCTCTAAGTTTTTTTTGTGCTTTACTCTTTTTATCTAAAATGTCATTAATTTTCTGCTTTATTTCAAGCTTTTTTCCTCGTACTGCTAACTTGTGTTTTTTTTCAGCACTATCTGCTCTTCCGGATTTAGTAACACGACTTTTTACAGCCTTGCCTAAAGCGGAAGCTCCTTTTTTAAGCAATCCGCCAATCAGCTCATCAATTTGTTCTTCAGAAAGTCCTTTTATAGCTTCTTCGATAGCCTTCTCAGAATCAGCTGATTCCTCAATAAAATCTGCAAGGAATCCGTCATCCTGCCAACCCATAGGATCTTTCAAAATACCTTCTAGGTCTTTCTTTTTACCAGAAAGCTTGACCAATGGCATTCCACCGCCGGGGCCTTTCATTGTTATAATTTTTGCTTTAATTTTATATTTTTTAAGAAGCTTTTCAAATTCACGCGATTTGGGATCGGCCGTATCGACGTCAATAAATGCTTCGTCAAGATCGGCTGACTCACCAAGGATCTTCTTAGCTACATCTACATCCATTTCAGTAGGGAATTTCTTACCGTCAAATTCAAATTCATCATCACCAGCAACTGCGGCTTTAGCGGCAGCTTTAGTAAATTCATTTGCTTCGTCGATATCTTTTTCTTCAAGAGGTGTTGACCCTCTTCGTTTATCTTTATCAATTGAATGGAGATCGACAAAGTCTTTGTCTGAAGGCTGAACTTCAGTTTCTTTATTCATGACACGCTTTGCCGCTTCAGCGATATTGGCGAGTGCTTGGTCTTGTGGTTTCATAATAGTTTTTTTTAATTTATAATTGAGTTTTTAAAATTTCGTAACTCACGGTTACAATTGTTTCAGATGCTCAACATGTTGAACAAGACACTGATAAAAATGATGCTGCAGTTAATAGTAGTATTTTTTTAATCATAATTATTTTTTAGCTTTTAATTTTTCTACGCGCTCTGCTTCTGCACGTTTCATTTTTGGCATTAGCTTTCTTGCGATCTTTTTAATTGCACCTTTTTTCTTTTCAACCTTTTTGTCAAGTTGAATCTTTTGAGCAAATGACATACTCGCATAATCTTGACCGTCAGGAACAAATTTTTTGCGGATAATGTCAGTGGCTTTTTTCTGAGATCTTATTTTTAATTGAGCAGGTGAGGCCTTTTTGCGCATTGCGATCTCTCGTTTCTTTTTTATCTTAGGCATTAACCTTTTCATTTGACGACTTCTAGCAACTCGCTGAGAAGGTGTCAATGGTTTTTCGATAAGATAATCCTTAAATGTTTTCATTTTGGTGATCCTGTGAATAACCAAGCAAGTGTTGCTGCTGCGGTTGTTATTAATGCCGAGACTGTAGTCCACACAATAGACTTAATAGTCTTAATGGTGGTTTCATTGTCGTGCTGAACAGATTCAACTCTGCGTAACCTTTCGTCCTGGTCTACCATTTTTTGAAGAATCCTGCGGGTCGTCTCGTCTAGACTCACAATTTTCTCCTCGGCTCTCGCTAAAGCGATAACAGCTTCAGTCATCCTATCGATTTTTTCTTCAATTCGGTCTAGCCTAGTTTTATCGGATTGATTCATGTCTCCCATTAGAATAATACTATTTATAATATGCCTAACCTCCAAACTCGTGGCCCGCGACGCGTTTCATTTGTTTTTCAAATTCAGCAAAATCAGGTTTTTTCTTATATAGCTTAATTGAAATTTCAGGGCGTTCCTTTCCCTTAATTCTCCATTTATAACCATCTGCCTTATGTTCGTCCTTTGTTGTCTTTACTACACGACGTTTAAAACCATCTTCCCAAGTTTCTCCTTTATATTTGCCTTCTCCTTCGTCAATAGATTCTTTACGAACCTTTGATGCTAAGTCTTTATCCGCTCCACCCCATGTGCCTTTACTTTTTGTAACGAAAGAATTGACTCGTGCATACGCCCATTGATGAGGAGTTGCTCCTGGACGATGGCCTGTTTTCCATGCGGCCATTCCACGATCAAATACCTTTTTCAATATGCCGTATGGCATACCAGATTCTTCTGCTTTTTTCTTAAGACCGGCAATTTGTTTTTCTTCAAGTGGTGTAAGCTTTTTGTACGCTTTAACTAACTCATCTGTACCTTGATCTAAAGCTTCTTCTTTACCGAATTTTTTGTGATACGCTTTTGTGTGTTTCGAAACCTTTGTCTTTGACCGAGCATCTCCAGGTGCAGGTTTATAAGAATCCGGATTGTCATCATCCATTTTTGCCTGTTTATTAAACTGTGCTTGGCGTTTTGCACTTGTTGATTTTGATAAACCCTTTTTATAAGAAGGATTAATTTTTTCAATGAAATGTTTTTTATTATTTGTATCAACAATGTAATTTGACTTTCTTTCTTTAATTACGATTTCTTCATTAGACTTGCTAATAGCAGAGTCTCCAACATTGAATATTTCGCCTGAAATATATTGCTCTCTTTTCTCTGAAAGGCTTGGGAGTTGAACATGCTTACGAAAGCTAACAATTTCCTTCAATCCCATTCTTTTTCGAATTAGATTAAATAATGTCATATCTTCTCCGTACTCCTTTGGTAATCC